CAAGATCCATTTCATCACCAACATTTAATACAAAATCAAACTTTTCATGCCTTGCCATTCTAATCAGATTTGAAACTGCCTTTGGATGGTGCAATGGAATCTGCAAGTCAGGCGTTACAAGATACCTACGATTGACCTTAATCGTCATCCTCATCGTCAGTTGGATCTATGGATGGGATGATCCCACCATCGCCCACAATCCAATCAGGAAATGTCTTATGTTCAGTCATCAACCAAAAAGCGTGCTCAGGTGTAAATCCTGCTTTTCTAGCTGCTTTGTAGCATTCGTGCAGAGCCAAGTAATGTTGATCGATCTTGCTTAATGGCTCAGGAGTTTGGCGAACGACACGACGATTGATCTTTTTGCGTTTGATAGGTTTTCGAGTGTTCGCCATAATTAAAATTATCGCTTACTGATTAAGACAAACAGATCATCGACACGCTGTTCAAGTCTTGTAATTTGATCCTTGATCGAACTTCCAGAATTGGGTTTTAATTCTTGTAAGTAGGATTTAATAACCCAGCGCAGACCCAGCAACAAACTTGTAGATATGGCGGATACGCCAACGGCTATACCAACCCATTCGTTGGCTGTCATTTCGCATTGATTCCATAATCAACTTCGCTCCCTGACTTTGGATCTAATGCTTTGGCAAGAGGTGCGACTAATGCTCCAGCAAGGATTGCAAACTCTGGTCGGATGTCAGCAACAATTGCCAACAGGACAGTTATACCGGAAGCAGCGACAGCTCTTAAATAGGACTTAATTGCTGCCTTGTGTTTGTTTGATAGTTTCATGCTTTGCCTCCTAGTATTGGGATGTTAAAGAAATTGCCGTTTTGATTTGGATAAAATGAAACATGAACATGCGCTGTATGCGGTGATGCACCCTTATATTTACGCCAACGCCAATTCAATAGTTTGCTGGCAATATGATGATTGTGAATAACATATTTAATCCGCTTATCTGTTTTGCCAGCAATGCGTATTTGATCGGCTAAGTAAGCAGATATTCCCTCAGCTGCACCCAGATCCGCTGTAATATCGATAGCACAAACCTCACCCGTTTTTAGTGGGTTGTGGTCTGAAATCTTAGATCTCATTTGATGTTGTGCCGATGCAATCCAACCATCGGACTTTCTGGATCTATCAGGAAAACAATCATCAATTTGTTCCCGTAATTGAACGGCTGCTTTAGATAACCAAGGCTTCATTAGCTGAGAAGGAGTTTTGCTTCATCCTCAGTTAAACCTAAACGCTCAAGCAACTCAGCCTTAGCCTGAGCCTTTGCTTCGGCTTCGGCTTTTGCAGCAATAGCGTTTTGTGTATCTAATTCATATTGCTCAAATTCCTCATCGCTAAATTCACGCTCAATAGTTTCATCAGTCGCACAATCATATATTTTTTTAATTGGTCTGCTCATTATTTAACTCCGTATAAGTAGGCTGTTCCTGATGTAAAGTTTCCGGTATCGGGAAATAAATCAATTGATGTAATTGCTCCTGTGTTGTTCCAAATGTTTGCCATTGGCGCCCAATTAAATTGTGCAGAATTTGCAACACCATTGGTGGTAAATGTTCCCCAACTATGTTTCCAAATGTTAGTGTTAGCATAATCAAAAATTGTGTGTTGGAATAAACTGTATGATGTGGTGGTATTTTGTTCCATAGCACCTAATCTGCATTGGGCTTGATTAAATGCGGTGTTTGCTAGAACGCTTCCAAATACTGTTCCCTGAATATGATAATAAGTATTAGCGGTGCTACTGCCGTTGTATCTCATTTGTAATAATGCGGCAGAAGCTGGCAAATAATTGCTGACTACTAAATATAAATCTTTATATGTTCCTGGAATTGAACCAATCGTAACGCTTCCACCTGTCAAGGTTGTTCCACCTGTATTAATCAAAGTGTAAGCCCCACCAGCTACTGGAGCAGCCCAACTTGGAACTCCACCAGCAACAGTTAAAACATTTCCAGTTGATCCAATTCCAAGTCTTGTGTTTACATTTGCAGTCGATGAACGATATTCAATATCGCCAAGAGTTGTTGATGGATTTAGGTTTTTGGTTGTTGTATCAACAGATGAACCAAGCGTGCGAATAGCAGCTGCGCCATCTTTAACCAATGCTGTATCATCAGGCGTTGTCCAGCCATAGTTTGTAGTAGTTGCCATTTTTCTCCTATTATCAGGCTACGATTGTAGCGTATTCCCATGTCAAAGTATTGCTTAAAGTATTCCAAGCCTCGCCGATTGGCACAGAATTCCATCTCATAGCCACTTGGCTAAATGCGACAGGCGACAGGTTAATTGTCAGGAATAACTCATTAAATCGAGTGCTCCAACGCCAGCCCTCAACATATCCTGAAAATTCGCCACTCGAAATTTGAGTTGGAAGGTTTTGGATATTTAAAGGTTGACCCATAAAGACACCCAAAAGGTTATCCCGATCGCTGTTGTCAATCTCTGAATTGGTTATTGGAAAAGTTATTGATTGAAAGGCTGGTAATGGAAATGCACGTTGAGCGATGTATCTATCTGCAACCTCTTGAGCGTTTGTGCCGGAATGGATAGCCGACTGTATGCTTTGGGCTTTGTAACCATATAAAGCAATTGATTGTGGACTTGATGCAGTTGCCTGTGAGTTAAAGTTGTTTCCATAATTAATATAAATATCGTTGCGAATATCGCCTGATCTTGTGATAGTTGATAATCCTTGACCTAAAGCATGGCTTGCATCTAAATCAACATATCCATTGGCTGCTAAATAAGTTTGCCTGTGGTCTGCATCTGAATAACCAATATCGCCGTTAGGTTCTTCATAAAGATACCCAAATGCGCTATCAGCAATAAAACTTGCAATGTTGTAAATTGTGTCAGGCTCAGATGGTCTGCTTGACATTGTGTAAAGTCCGGGCTGATCTATTTCGCCAAGTCCTTGATTTAAAGCATTTGCCCAAGTTTCAGTTGGTTCATAAGTTGCCCAAGTTGTAGCTGCTGGAACATCATTCCAAGACCCAAGCAAAACGCTAGATAGCAACTCATATATCTGGTTTCCATCCTCATCTTGCGACAGATTGTCGTTGTAAATTTCTTTTGCAAGTTTAACTAATGTTCCCATTGCTAAAATAGTGTAATTAACAACAGTTGCCAATGCTCCAGTTCTTTCAACTGCAACAGTCAAATCAGTAACATTGCCACCAAACAAAGTAACATAATTTCCCGAACTGTTTTTAACTTGCAAACTTAAACTGTCATTAATGTCAAATGGTAAAGTTTGTCCATTTAATGCAATTAAAGATAGTTGTAAATAAGACGGGTTTGGTTGAGTGTAAATATCTGTGCGACCTGCTTGGTGGGCAATGTCGCTTATTGCAATGTTAGTGTAATCAACACCAGCAACAATCAGTTTCCAGTCAGGCGTCCAAACTGTCATTATTGAAACACGATTCCAAATCCTCCACCGAATGTGGGGGTTGATCTTGCTGAACTATCAACAAGCACTTTTTGCACAGCTCTTGCAGCACCCTCTGGATCTATGGCTTGAACTGAAATGTTATTAATTACAGTTGGCTGAGTTTGAGCACTAGCAGTTGAAATGGTAGGTAATCCTCTTTCGCCGGCTCGATAATCAAAACTCGATCCTGAACTGCCTATTCTGTTTAATCCACCTATATCTGCTCCGGGTTTGACCAGATTTAATCCTCGAATAACAGTATTAATTGCATCAATAATAAAATTCAAAACTGGTGTTATTGCTCCAGCAATTGCGCCAAAGGCATTGATAATTGCCGCTGCTGCTTTTGCTCCAACATCAATCATAAAACTAAAGACTTTACCCAAAATAGGTAAAACAACAGTTTGCAATAACCGCACAAATGCATCAAAACTTTCTTTGTTATCATCAATGGCTTTTTTAACAACTTCCCAAGCGTCTTTAAATCTATTGATAATAGGCACGCCATATTGAAATATGTAACCAATTAATCTTTCAATTATTGGGAGCAATGCTGCACCAACGGATTCTTTGGCTTCCTCAAAACCTTGCTTTAGTCTGTCAATTCTGCCTTGAAAAGTTTCGGCATTTCTAGCTGCTGCACCACCATAAAGATCACTTAATGCTTTTTGCGTTT